AGGTCCAGTAAAGACACAAATCATTGGTAAAGAAACTGAGGAATGTAAAGATGCAGCGGCTCGTGTACAAGAGAACATGAATTATCAGTTAACTGAAAAGATGACTGAGTACAGACCAGAACACGAAAGAATGTTATGGGGTTTAGGTCTTGCAGGTAACGCATTTAAGAAAGTTTATTATGACCCTAACTTAGAACGTCAAGTGTCTATGTATATTCCTGCAGAAGATATAGTTGTACCTTACGGTGCATCTGATTTAGAAAGTGCAGAAAGAGTTACTCATGTAATGCGTAAGACACAAAATGAATTACGTAAGTTACAAGTAGCAGAATTTTATAAAGATGTAGATTTAGGTGAACCAACTTACGACTTAGATGACGTTGAGAAAAAGATAGCTGAGAAGATGGGCTTTAGTGCTACAACTGATAGTCGTTGGAAAATATTAGAGATGCATGTTGACCTTGACTTAGAAGGTTACGAAGATGAGCAAGATGGAGAGAAAACAGGTATAGCATTACCTTATGTAGTAACTATAGAAAAATCTACTAACACAGTTTTAGCTATTAGACGTAACTGGAGTCAAGATGATAAGACCAGACAAAAACGTCAGCACTTTGTACACTATGGTTATGTCCCTGGTTTTGGTTTTTATCACTTTGGTTTAATACATCTAATAGGTGCGTTTGCTAAATCAGGTACTATGATATTAAGACAACTTGTAGATGCAGGCACACTATCTAATTTACCAGGCGGGTTTAAGTCTAGAGGCTTACGTATCAAAGGTGATGAAACACCAATATCTCCAGCTGAGTTTAGAGATGTAGATGTACCATCAGGTAGTATTAGAGATAATATATTACCACTCCCTTATAAAGAACCAAGTCAAGTTCTTAATCAACTAATGAATCAAATTATTGATGAAGGTAGAAGATTTGCTAGTGCAGCTGATTTAAAAGTTTCTGACATGTCAGCTAATGCTCCTGTAGGAACAACACTTGCTATCTTAGAAAGAACACTAAAAGTTATGTCTGCAGTTCAAGCTCGTATTCATTATTCAATGCGACAAGAACTAAGATTACTCAAAGGTATTATTAGAGATTTTACTCCAGAGGATTATGCATATACTCCTGAGACAGGTTCAAGAGAAGCTAAACAAAGTGATTATGATAAGGTAGAAGTTATACCTGTAAGTGACCCTAACGCTGCAACTATGTCACAAAAAGTAGTTCAGTACCAAGCGGTTATGCAGTTAGCACAACAGAACCCAGACATCTACGACATGGTAGAACTTAACCGTCAGATGTTAGATGTATTAGGTGTTAAGAACGCAGATAAACTAATACCACAGAAAGACGATATGAAACCTATGAATCCTGTTACTGAAAATATGAATATTATGAACAGTAAACCTGTGAAAGCGTTTATCTATCAAGATTCAGAAGCTCATATCAAAACTCATATGTCATTTATAAAAGACCCTATCGTAGGTGAAATGATAGGACAAAGTCCAAATGCCACAAAAATTTATTCTGCTATGGAAGCACATATTGCAGAACATATTGCGTTTGCATATAGACAGAAACTTGAAGAAGAACTCGGAGCACCACTACCTCCACCAGAAGAAGCATTACCAGAGGATGTGGAAGTTGAGTTATCTAGATTAGTAGCTAAAGCAAGTGAGCAGTTATTACAGAAAAATATGACTGATGCTCAACAGCAACAACAGCAACAACAACAGCAAGACCCATTAATACAGATGCAACAACAAGAGCTTCAAATTAAACAAATGGAAGCTCAAGCAAAAGCTAAGAAAATGACAGATGACTCTGCTATAGATGCAGCAAGACTTCAATTAGATAAAGCAAAAATGGAATCACAAGAAAGAATCGCTGGTGCCAAGATTGGTGCTGACGCAGTCAACCAACAGAAAGAGTTGGATGCAAAAGAATTTATGGAAGGTACTAAGTTAGGTGCTGAAGCCGTAAAGCAACAGAAGGAACGTAATAATACGCAAACTTAAAAACAGGAGAGAGAGATGGACGAAACGCTAAAAGTCCTCGCCCAACAAATAGGTGAGGAAGAGACACGCATAACAGAAGATTTAGCAATGGGAAGAGCAGAAGAACACGCTCAATACATGCACGCATGTGGCATTGTTAGAGGTTTTCAGATTGTGCAATCACACATAGCTTCTATGGCAAGAAACATGGAGGAAGATGATGAGTGAAATACAAACCCCAGTTAAAGAAATAGTATCAGCATCAGGTGTACCAATAAGTCCACCACAAACAGATGTTGAAGATACTAAACCCGCACAACTACCAGATGTTAAAGGCTACCGCATATTATGTGCAGTTCCTCAGGTAGAAGATTCTTATAAAAGTGGGATACTTAAATCTGATAAAACAAAAAACATTGAAGAACATTCAACAGTTGTTTTATTTGTGATGAAATTAGGAGACACAGCTTATAAAGATGAAGACCGTTTCCCAACAGGTCCTTGGTGTAAAGAAGGAGACTTTGTTATAACTAGGGCATATTCTGGAACTCGTATCAAGATTTTTGGTAATGAGTTTCGCATTATTAATGACGACACAGTAGAAGCCGTAGTGGATGACCCACGTGGCTACGAACGTGCATAAATGGAGAGCAAAGATGGCAGAAATAATCAATGAAATTCCTGAAGAGTTAGAAATGGAAGGAGAAGAAGTTGAGGTAAAGGAAGTTGAGGTTAAAGGTGAAGTAAAAAAAGAAGCTGAACCTGAGCAGTTAGAGTTAGATTTTGACATTGAAGTTGAAGATGATACTCCTAAAGCTGACAGAAATAGAGACCCTTTACCTGAGAATATTAAAGAAGAGCTAGATGCTGATACTTTGGATGAATATTCAGATAGAGTAAAAAATAGAATGGCTCAACTTAAAAAAGCTTGGCATGACGAAAGACGTGCTAAAGAGGCTTCTGAAAGAGGAAGACAAGAAGCTGAAAGAGTAGCTGCGTTTTCTGTGCAAGAAAACCAAAAGCTCAAACAAACACTTTCATCAGGAGAAGAAGATTATCTTAAAACTCTTCAAGAGAAATATACAGCTGATTTAGCTTTTGCCCAAAGAGAGTATAAAGATGCTTATGATATAGGTGATAGCGATAAATTAATGCAAGCACAAACTAAAATGAATGAGGCTCAATATAAACTGGGACAAGCTCAAGATAGAAAACCACAATATACTGAACAGGCTTTACAAACTTCAGAAAATGCGGTATCTTCAGAGAAAGAAACAGTTAGGCCAAACGTTCCACAACCAGATGCTAAAGCTACGGCTTGGCAACAAAAGAATCAATGGTTTGGGAAGGATGAAGAAATGACTTCATTGGCATTGGGACTGCATGAGAAATTAGTCAGGAATGGGGTAGACCCATCGTCTGACGAATATTATCGTAGTATTGATAGTACTATGCAAAAACGTTTCCCAGAGAATTACGGGGACACTGATACGTTGGAAGAGGCAAAACCTGCCCAACGCAAACCTTCAACTGTAGTTGCTCCAGCAACAAGGTCGACTGGCCCTAAAAAGGTTAGATTGACAAAAACACAGTTAGCTTTAGCAAAGAAATTCAAGCTAACACCAGAGCAATATGCACGTGAATTAATTAAAACGGAGAGTACAAATGGATAATAAAGTTAAAAATCGCACAAGTAGAGAAGCAGTAACTCGTGAAGATACTGAAGTTCGAAATAAACAATGGGAACCTCGTTCAACATTACCAGAAATCAAGCATGAAGCTGGCTGGGCGTATCGTTGGGTTCGAGTATCATTGGTGAATGAAGCTGATAATCTAAATGTATCTTCCCGTATGCGTGAAGGCTGGGAACCTGTGAAACATTCAGAGCACCCAGAAGTAAATTTACCAGCAGACCCTAACTCAAGATTCAAAGACGGTATTGAAGTAGGTGGACTGCTATTATGTAAAATGCCACAGGAAATGGTAGACCAGAGAAATGAATATTTTAAGGACAAAGCTAAAGCTCAGGAACAGGCTGTAGATAACAACCTAATGAGACAGAATGACCCTAGAATGCCGTTATTTTCTGATAAAAAATCTACTACGACTAAAGGCAAAAGATAATTTTTTAAGGAGATTATATTATGGCATCAACAGCCGCACCTTACGGTCTAAAGCCCGTAAATTTGATTGGTGGACAGCCTTATGCTGGTTCTACTCGTCAAATTAAAATAGCGTCTGGGTATGGCACAAATATCTTTAACGGAAGTATCGTATCTATTGTTGCAGCAGGAACACTTGAGATAGTAACCACTGTTGGTTCTAACTCATCAGTTTTCCCTGCAGGAACAATAGGCGTATTCGTTGGATGTTCGTATACAGACCCAAGCACAAAACAGAAGCTTTTCTCACAATATTTCCCAACAGGCACAGTAGCATCTGATGCTGTAGGTTATGTTGTCGATGACCCTGATGTAGTATTTCAAGTACAAGCCGATGCAACTATGGCTCAAGCAACTCTTGGTGCAAACGCTCCATTAGCTGCAGTACAATCTACATCAACTGGCTCAACTGTGACAGGTAACTCTACTACAGCACTAGATGCGACAGTAGCGACTACTACACAGGGCTTCAGAGTCGTTGGTTTTGTTGATTCACCAAACTCATCAGTAGGCGATGCTTACACCGATGTGCTAGTGAAATTCAACATTGCTCAACATTCTTACACTAACGCAACAGGTATATAAAGGAGAATAAACAATGGCAATTTCAAGAGCTCAGTTATTAAAAGAGTTGCTCCCAGGCCTTAATGCTTTATTCGGAATGGAATACAGTCGTTATGGAGAAGAGCACGCAGAAATCTACGAATCTGAAACATCAGAACGTAGTTTTGAAGAAGAAACAAAACTATCTGGTTTTGGACAAGCACCTGTTAAAGACGAAGGTTCAGCCATCGCCTATGACAATGCTCAAGAAGCGTTCACAGCTAGATACAACCATGAAACCATAGCTTTAGGTTTCTCACTAACAGAAGAAGCTGTAGAGGATAACCTTTACGATACTTTATCTGCGAGATACACAAAAGCTTTAGCACGTTCAATGGCTAATACTAAACAAGTAAAAGCTGCTAACATTCTAAACAATGGTTTCTCGGATGCAAATGGTGGTGATGGTAAAGCATTATTCGCTACAGACCATCCATTAGTAAACGGTGGTACAAACAACAACACTCAAACAACAGCTGCTGACTTAAACGAGTCATCATTAGAAAATGCGGTAATTCAAATCGCTGCTTGGACTGATGAAAGAGGTTTATTGATTGCTGCGAAACCACGTAAGCTAATTATCCCACCAGCGTTACAATTTGTTGCGACACGTCTATTAGATTCTGACCAAAGAGTTGGTACAGCTGATAATGACTTAAACGCATTGAAAAACAACGGTGCAATTCCTGAAGGATATACTATCAATCATTACTTAACTGATACTGATGGATACTTCCTGACAACAGATGTACCAAATGGTATGAAATACTTTGTAAGAACACCATTAACTACATCTATGGACGGTGACTTCGACACAGGTAATGTAAGATACAAAGCCCGTGAAAGATACTCATTCGGTTTTTCCGACCCACTAGGAATGTGGGGCTCACAAGGTGCTTAATAGGCACACTTGAGAGTGTTCAGTTTTTCATAGTTCTGGACACTTACTTTGGAAACCCAGCCAATCTCTCGCTGGGTTTTCTTTTTTCTTTTATTTATTTTTAAATATAGTATACTTTGTACATCGGGAACAACATAACTTATCTAACTGCCCCCGAACAGACGCATACACGATAGATAAGTTCTAACTTTGTATGGAGATATATAATGGCAACATCAACTTTTTCGGGTCCAGTAGTATCCAAAAATGGATTTATTAACACAGGACCAGGTAATGTCGTAGACGCTGACGCAAGCATAGCTTTAACAGTCGCTTCTCACTCAGGTAAAATCATTCACAATGACGCTGCTGGAGCAGTAACTTACACATTACCAGCATTAAATGCAACAGCAGACGGAGCAAGTTCAGGACCAGGTTCTGACCTTGATAGTCTAAATAACATTGGTGCTACATTCACAATCGTAGATTCAATAACAAAAACTGGAGACTTAGTAGTTCAAGTTGCAAACGCAAATGATATTATGAATGGTTCAGCTATAATTGTTGATTCAGATACTAATGATAATACAGAAGGTTTTGTAACAACAGCTACATCAGATACTATTACTTTAAACGGAAGCACAACAGGTGGTGTACTACACGCTACAATCACATGTACAGCTATCAGTTCAACTAAATGGGGCGTTTCAGTTACCACAGCTGGTACTGGAAACATAGCTACACCTTTTAGTGCAGCAGTTAGTTAATAGGAGAACAATATGAGCAGTAATGGAGATATATGGGCAGTAACCCCTTCCACAAGTGCTACATACTATAGAGCAGCAGCATCCATATCGGGTGCTGGGGCTCTGACCTTACTCACCGATGACGCAGGCCCTAACGGGGTTGGTTATAAAGTTAGATTTACTTCAGCAGGAGACGACAGTGGAGATACTTTCACTATCGTTGGTATTACTGTGGCTGATGCTCTAACAGGAAACTCAACTACAGAAGTCGTTACAGGTGCTGATACTGGTACAGCTGACTCTAGTAATTTTTTTGCTAAAGTTACAAGTATTACAGCTTCAGGTGCTTCGGCAGGTAATGTAAGTATAGGAACA